TGCCGCCCGGGCTGCGTCGAGGTTCCCGGCTGCGGTTGCATTTGCCGCCGAAGTGTAGTCCGGCGCCGCTGGAGCCGATGATTTTCCGCCCATTATTTACCCCTTATCCATCGGCAGTCTTCCCGCCGCATTATGAAAATAACGGCGTCGCCGTCCGGAAAATAGTCTGCCAGCGTGGTCTCGTATTTGAACCCGAGCTTCTGGTCAACTTGCAGTGCACGGGAATTGTTCGACGGGACAATCCCGGTGACCCGCTTTACGCCAAGTTGGTTAAACGGGTAGTCAAATATCCGCCGATAAAATTCCCGGGTTGTTGCTTTTGGATTGTCGCAGCGCGAGTGCATCGCAATTGATGCCCCGGTATATCCGTCGTACATTATCCCAACGACCAGAACGCCATCATGCTCAAGGGCAATTCCGGTATTCCCTTGCTGATACATGCCGCCAGTCTTTTCGCATACCCATCGGCCAATTCTCTCTGCGTCGAATACGTAAATCACACAACACCGCCAGACTCAACGAGATAATCAGTTGCCGCCCATCGAATTTTTGTATTTCGCGCTGATCCGGTCATGTGGGCCGAAAGGCAGTAGCCCAGACCGAAGGCGGTCTGCCAATCTTTCTTGATTTGCAGGTCGCCTACCCATGCTCCAAGGCCATCCCATACCGAGGCATCCCAGACCGCCCCCTCATGAGCCGAGAATGTCGGTAAGCCTAACGGCCTGGTCATGTCGAAATCGGTGTTTACACCAAGAAGGATAGCCGGCGCGCCGTCAGTAGAAATGATTGGACGCAGCATCTTTACTTGCTTCAACTGTCCAGAGCTTCCCATATAGCTAAAGCTCTGCTGTGCCTCAAAGTCGATATTCGCCCCGTTGTCGGCCTGCGTATCCCAGGCCTTGTAGACCGCCCCGGACGCTCCGAAGTAGATCAGATCGCCATGCAATTCAAAACAAGCGGCGTTCCAGCCAACGAATTGCGACCAGGCCCCGCTAATTGTGTTCATAACAAGCTGGTTGGACGTTGTTGCGCTCGTCGGCACGTTCACCAGAATTATGTTCTCAGACGGATAGAGCGTCGTTTCCCATCCGAAATTTGCGCCGTAAAGTGTGGTGTAATCGCTCATGACGTGCTGTATTTTGTCGGTCAGCATTTCTTGCGAGCTGACGCGCGACGACATCAGCGACTTGGACAAAGGGGCGAGGCCGTCTTTGCAGATAATCAGGACATCCCCGGCGTACTTCATCAAGCAGCGGCGGCCGATTGGCGACCCGATGTCGTAGAGCCCAACTAACGACCATGTGGTCGCGCTTGTCGGGTCTGTTCCTTTATAGACTGCGACCTGCCCTTCGGACGATACAAAAACCGCGTAGTCGTCCATACCGTACCCTGCATCTAACGACCAATCACCCATCGCCACAATGTATCCGCCGCGAGTGAACAGCCCCGAGAAGTCAACGGAGGCCGCCGCGCCGGCAATTGACATAGAAGGCAGATACCAGACTTTCAGCGTATTGCGCTCGCAGAACCACAGCCGCCGACCAAATGCGCAAACGTTGACGAGATTCGACGGCGTAGCGATTCCGGTAATGGCGGGATTCGACCACGCCGCGCCGTCGAATAGCATCGGGGCGTCCGAGCCGTTCACCATCATCAAGAAATTTCCGCCAGCCGTGCCGAAATTCGTGTGCTGCCACTTATCCGAGGTTTTCCCAGTTGCAACAGCAGCGCCAACTGCGCCGGGGCTGGTGATGTTGTAGATGTTTGCTCCGGATGCTGCGAATAGTTTTTGCGATCCTATTGGCGGAGAGTACGAGGCCAAAGTATTGACCGTTCCTGACATTCCAGTCGCCCACGACGAATACCCATAGCGAAGCATTACGTCATATGGCGTGCAGAAGAAATTGTTCAGCGTTACCGCGTCCTTATCCTTCATCTCAGCAAGTGGGTCACGCGCATTCCACCCCGATACTGGCGCGGCTACGGATAGAGTCCTTGCTGTCTGAGTTCGGCGCAGCGGCTTTTGTGCCTGCCTCATAAATTCCACGATCCCGAAGGAATCATCACAACGGGAAGAATCTCGTTCGTCGTTCCACACAAGTTGAGGACCGGTTTTGCTCCGTCTTTATTCATTTTTGACAAGACGCGGCGCTCGTACTTTGCGAAATCTTCGGCATAGTCCAATCCCTTGGCTGCTTTCCATCGCCAGATCGCGCCGAGAACGATAATCCGGTCGTCAATCAGCGGCATATCCGCGTCATTTGTCCAGGTTTCTGCCGTTCCGCCTGCAATGGTGCGTATCCAATTCTTTGTGATGTACTCAAACGCGCACGTTTGACCAGCAGGAGGCGCCGGAAAGAAATAGATATTGTTGTTCTTGACGCGGAATGAATTGAACGGTCCGTTGATCTGCATGGCTTTGAGTTGCTGCCAGTCCTGCTCAGACTTCGGCCCATAGAGAGGCCGGCGCAACGTGCGATTCCATATTGTTTCATTTACGATGTGCTCCATTCCAGGAGCGATCACATCGAGCGATCCTTGAAGCTCATCGGCAACTGTGGTGAACGTCGCCTCCGTTTGCAGCCCTGTCCATTGGTAGCGCTCTTCGAGCTCTTGCCCCTCTTCCTCAATGATTGAGAGAATCTGGATAATCTGCGCATCCGACGACGATACGGCGGCATTGGGCGCAAGTATCCCTATCCGCTTGCATACCGTTTGGACAATTTGTAAGCAGGATAGGGGCATGGAATTCCTTATGCGGCGAGTTCGATCTTGGCGGGGCGACCACGCTTCGGCTTATCGGCTTCGAGTTCGGCCAATCTGGCGGTAAGGTCGGCCAGTTTCGCCTTGAGCGCTTCGTTTTCCTGTAAGGCGCTCTTTGTCATGTCACGAGATGCCAGCCAGTCTCGGGCCTTTTCGCGCAGCTCACGCGAACCCATGCCGACGCGGTTCAATGCTTCCTCGGTCAGCGCAGCCACATCCTCCACCGTGATGATCCTGGCGGCGACGAGGTTCTGCACCTGGGCCGGGGAGAGGTGCGGCCATTCCCGAACGTGCGTGCCATTGACCGGAGCTTCCTGCCCTTCCTTGAACATCTCGAACTTCTTGCGGAACTGGTCGATCCATTCTTGCGGGTAAGCGTCGTGCGCATCGTTCAGCGCCTTATCTCGGATCTGCTTGAGCCAGTCCTCTGCATCAACCTCGAACACGTCGCGCGATCCGGGCTGCATGATGTAGGCGCGATCAACGTCGCGGGTCACGCGGTAGCCGAGTTCGTTGGTTCGCTTCGGGTCGGCAATGGCGATCTGCTTGAATTCAACGTAAGGCGGGCGGGCTTGGGCGATTTGCATTTACGGCTCCTGTATAGGTCTTTGTTGAGCGCACTCGTTTGGATGCGCTCAAGAAAAACCGCCCCGAAGGGCGGCTGCTGGTTAAACGAGGGCCTTGCAGAACCAAGCCTTGTCGCCCGTGCTGAGAGCGGTGGCCGGCGAGAGATACGCGCCGCCCGTCGCGGTGGCGGCGAAGGTCGAGGCGTTGACGGTACAAACGGCAGTAGACGCCGAGATGGCAGCGCCAGCCGTGGCATAGACGTAAGTTTTTCCGTCCGAGCCAATGCCGGTCATACCAGGGGAAAACTGCGCAGTAGCCGCAGCAGGAACGACGGCGGTTACATCTGCGCCGACGATATGCGAAACAATGAAAGGCATGCGATAACTCCTTGAAGAAGAAACCCCGCGCTAGGCGGGGCTGGTGGTTAGGCTTTGCCGACGCCTTGGCGGGCGCGGTTCGAGCAAACCAGATTCCCTTGGAAGAGAATCGGAATCACCAAAGCGTCTTGATTGACCGAACGCAGCTCAGGCATGATTTCCATGTTCGCATCGCGGTGCGCTACCAACTCGATGAAGTCGGTATTGAGGAAGTGCATGTGCGAGGCCGGGATGCCAGAAGCAGTCGAATCGAAGAACACATCGGCGTTCTTGTATTTCATGCTGATCATGCCGCCCTTGCCTTCATCGCTCGGGGCGTAGCGCTTGAGCGAGGTTTGCGAGGCCTCATACGCGGCGAAGTAGATCGGGTCCATAACGATCAGGTCAGGCGTGTCGTTGCCGCGAGTGCAAGCCAGCCACAGCGGAAGCATCATGCCGGCCTCGATGGTCGCCGCCGACACCACGACGGAGTTATCCGACGCATCGCGCACCTGGTTCTGCCAGAACGTGTAAGCGCTCGAGTCGATGCCGCCGACCGTGCCGGTACCGGTGTCCGCGACGATCAACTGAATGCCGCCCATTTGGTTCGCTGCGGAGCCGTTGCTGTACAGGTCGCCCGACAGGCCGTTCGCCATGCTGCGCTGCGCGTTCTTGATCTTCGCCTTGACGAAGTTGATGATGCGATTGCCGCCCGAGTTGGTTCGGATTTCGAGACCGGACGCGGCGACATTGACGGCGACTTGGCGCCAGGCGAATTCCGCGCTGGTGATGACGTCGGACGCGCTGACATTCAGCACGTCGAAGCCGCTGTAGCGCTGATACGTCGAGTTGCTGGCGTAGTCGAGCGGCTGAACGATGGACAGGCCGCCATCCTCAAGACGGAGTTTGCCCTTTTCGGTAAGGCGCTTGAACAGGGCGTTGTGGTTGGAGACGTTGTCCGCGATTT